GAAAACCTCTATGGGACAACGATTACGCCCCGTGAAGAACTTTCGTATATTTCGATATGTATGGGAGAGACTTTTAGGATTGTAGGTTCCCACTTGATCAAAAAAATTCGCCCAGAAAAAAATCATGATAAACCCTTACGATTACATGCTAGAAAGAGAAGAGATTCTAAAAGATTTCGATGCCTTCTGTGATGCCATAGAGGGGAAGGCAGCGAAAACATTCAGTGGACAAAATAATGAAACAGCAGAACGACTCGCAAAGTACACATGTGAAGATCCTCGTGTTGGAGCAGAAGATTCAACAGTTAGAGGAGAAGATTCAGCAATTGATGCAGCCTCAATTGATGTACAGGAGACCGAACTCTGATAGATATGAGAAGGTGACAAGTTTTCTTGATGATGTAGAAAACCGTTTAAGGAGACTGGAAGATGGGACTGATAGCAACGTATAATCCAGGAGCATTAGATTCTGGTGGAAAGTTACCATGTTGTACCTCACAACCATTTAAGATCGACGGAACGCCTACTGCACCGACTGTGCTGATCAACGGATTCCCTGCACTCCTCGATCAAGACGTGCTGACTCCCGCTCCTGGGCAAAACCCCTGCACGGTTATTCCATCTCCATGTGCAAATGAGAGGAGTGTACTTGCAACATCTACAAAGGTTATGATAGGTGGTAAGAGAGTTGCACTTCTTAACGATGTCTTAAACGAAGCTGCTGCGATTACGTATGCAGGACCAGGAGCAACCACTGTACAAGCAGTGTAAAACATGTTATACTATTAAAGTCATTCAAAGGATATTATGGCAGCAAAATCTAAAGTAGGTCTAGTAAAATCTGGTTATACCCCTGGTAAACCAAAGAAGACTCGCCAAGGTCGTTCACAGAACACTCATCTTGGTGCAAGCTCTCGCAATGGACGTACAAAGCGTTATCGCGGTCAAGGGCGTTAATTTTGAAGGCGTTTGAGTACTTTCGGGTACTTGAACGTCTTTTCTTGTATGAAGCGCCGATATCTCCGAACGGGATAGCAACCCCGTAAAAAGTTCTATTAGATCTTTTAACGGAGGAAAAACAAATGGGTTTACATCCAGTCGATAAAGGTGAATTATTTGTTCAAGAAGGTATGACTCTCATCACCGAGGTTGAGTCCGAGAAGCACCTAAAACGCGCTGCAAGGGCAAAGAAACGTGATGAACTATACTCCATACCCGAAGACCGTCTAGAACGCCCTTGTGGCGGCGCTGGCGGATTCGATGATTATGCTGAATGGATCACGGAATGATCGATAAATAATACAGACTTTCCATTGATACATGCCAAAATATACCGAATTTAAGGATATTGGTATTGCTTTCAAATCTCATCCGATTACTAACGATCTTATCGTTGTAAAGAATGATGCAGATGTAAAGCAGGCAGTGAAAAATCTCCTCCTTACTCGTAAGGGGGAGAGATTTTTTAATCCAGAATTAGGTGCTGGATTATTAGATTTGTTGTTTGAGCCACTGGACTATGGTACTGCTGGTGCAATTGACGAGGAGATACGACGTGTTTTAAGACGTTATGAACCTCGTGTAACAGTTCAGAACATTTATATTGAGCCAAACTTTGATGACAATGGTTATGAAGTTGAATTGACCTTCAAGATCATTGGAAGGGATAATCTTGGTTATGACATAGAATTTTTTCTAGAAAGAACCAGATAAGATGCCATACACTCAAGTTGCCAATTTAGATTATCTTGAAATCAAGCAAGCACTGAAAGACTATTTGAAGTCAACCAGTGACTTTACTGGATATGATTTTGAAGGATCTGCATTAAGTACACTACTTGATGTACTGGCGTATAACACCTACTACACGGCATTTAACACCAATATGGTGGTGAATGAGTTGTTCCTGGATTCCGCTACGTTAAGGGACAACGTGGTTCGTATTGCTAGACAATTAGGATACGTTCCAAAGTCAATCACCGCGCCGATTGCAAAAGTAAATTTTCAAGTTAATTTCCAGACACCCTCTTTAGCTCCAAATTTGATTACTTTGAAGGAAGGAACTGGATTCACCTCACAGTATGATGACACATTGTTCCGTTTTGTTACAGTAAATGACTATACTGTTCCTGTAAATGCTGGTATTGCAAACTTCTACAATGTAGAATTAAGAGAGGGAAACTACGTCACAAGCCGATTTACAGTCAATACATCTCTGATTAACCAAAGATATGTCCTTGATAATGTAGGAATTGATACAAATACGATCAAAGTAAAGGTATATCCATCAGAAACATCAACGTCATTTGATCTTTATAATCTAGAAACAGATATTCTATCTCTTACACCGACATCAAAGGTCTTCTTGTTGGAAGAAGTCGAAGATGAGAGATATGAACTTATCTTTGGAGATGGTGTTTTTGGTAGAAAACTACAAAATGGTGAGTTAGTAGAAGTATCATACTTAACAACATCTGGTTCTGCATCAAATCAAGCTGGAACATTTGTATTTGGTGGTGTTCTTGCTGATATCACAGGTAATACAAATTACATCACGAACGTCACAAATATTCAAGTACTACAGAAAGCAGACGGTGGTACTGACATTGAAGATCTTAAGAAGATTAAGTTCAATGCACCTCGTTTCTTTGCAACACAGAATAGAGCGGTAACTGCTGCGGATTATGCAGCAATTGTTAGAAATCTCTACCCATCTGTTGCAGATATCATCACATATGGTGGCGAAGAGGAAGATCCACCACAATATGGAAAAGTGATGGTTGTCATTAAACCAACTTCTGCAGCTTATCTGACTTCATTCACAAAAAATCAGATTATCGAGTTACTCAAACCATATATGGTTGCATCTGTAACTCCAGAGATTAAAGATCCTTCAATTCTGTATGTTGAGATCACAAGTAAGATTTTCTATGATAGATCTGCAACTACTCTTCTTCAAGCAGAGATTGTCAACAAAGTAACTGCTTCAATTAATGATTACATTGAAAGATCGAAGACAGAAAAATTTAATGGTAAGTTCAAATACAGTAAGTATGTTGGTGTGATTGACGATGCTGATAGATCGATCACATCAAACCTAACTACAGTAATGATGAGAAAGGATTTCTATCCACAAATCAATTCTGCATCGTATTATGAGATTTGTTATCAGAACGAATTTGATGTTGATTGTGAAACAAATACTATTCAGTCTAGTGGGTTTGTAGTAAGTCAATATCCAGAATATACCGTCTATTTCGAGGATAGGGACGGCAAAGTGGTCCTATATAGAATAGATTCTGCGACAGGCGAGAAGATCGTTCTCAATGCCGAAATTGGAATGGTTGATTATGTAAAAGGTGAGGTAATGATAGACAGTTTAACTATTATCAAAGGTAGTTTTGCTGACAATAGAATTGAGTTACGAGCTGTTCCTCGTTCATATGATATCATTGCAAAGCGAGAGGTATATCTCGATGTTGATGTTCAAAATAGTAAATTCACTGCTTACCAAGAGTAATACTAGATGTTAGATCAGAAAAGAAGAATCTCAACCCTGATTGAAACGCAACTTCCAGGGTTTATTTCAGACGAATACGAGAATTTTTCTAAATTCTTGGAGTATTACTACGAGCAGTTAGAATTCCAGGGTCAACCACTTGATATTATTAATAACCTAGAGAGTTATGTTGACATCTCAACGTACAGCAACAAGTCTCTAGTAAGGTATGACTATCTTAAGAATTCGGTAACAAATACAGACACAACCATTGAGGTCAATGACGGTTCTTCTTTCCCAGAAGAGAACGGTTATATCAAGATTGGTGCAGAGATTTGTTTCTATAAGGAAAGAAACGGTAATACACTTCTCAATGTTTCCAGAGGAGTAAGTGGAAACTCCAGTTTGGGGGATCTATATGAAGAAACAGAATTCGTAACTACAGAGGCATCTCCTCATAGTGCTGGGACTGCAGTATACAATGTAAGCAATTTCTTTCTTTATGCTCTGGTTAAAAATTTCGAAAACCAATATCTAGTTGGGTTTCCAGAAAAATATTTGATTGATGCAGCCGACAAAAGGACTCTCATCAAGTATATTAGTGATTTTTATAGATCAAAGGGGACGAATAGATCTATAAACTTTATCTTTAATACAATTCTCAACAAAAACGGCGAAGTAGATTCTCCAGAAACTTATAATCCAAAAGACTTTACTATCAAGGCATCAAGTTCTAATTGGGTTAAAACATATTCTCTACGAGTAAAAACATTTTTAGGTAGTCCTCTTGATCTAATTGGAAAGAAGATCGAACAAAAAACTAAATTTGGTATTGTATCTGCAGTAGTAGACAATGCTGTTTATGTCGGTCTTGTAAATAATGAGCAGATTTATGAGTTAATTCTCGCAGAATCATCAATTACTGGAAATTTTGAAGAAGCAGCAAAGACTTCTTTAACAAGAGCAATTGGACAATCAACATCAACTGGAGATGCAATTAGTGTATTTTCCACAATGGGGTGGAGAGATAATTTTGGTGAGGTATTAATAGGAACTGAATTAATCACCTTTAATAATAAGAGTGTTTCTGATTTTACTATTAACAATAGATCAAAGACTTTATCATATGCAGTTGGCACACCAGTTTATAGTAATTCCATAGCTACAGATGGAAACGTTGAGGTTATAATTTTCTCCGTCGTTTATCAACTAGAAAATACTGCACCACAACCATTTGCAGTAGAAAAAGATTCAATTCAAATAACCGAACCTGGATTTAAAACTCTAGATCCAATCATTTATAATGATCTTCCATTCGTCAATAGCTTATTTAGATCTGATACAAGATGGTTATTGTATTCGGAAGATCCAGTTGCATCAACAAATCTACTCTATAGAGGTGGAACCGAAGAGTATCGAGTTGCGGTAAATAAATTCCCATATAATGTTTCTGCTATCTATGAAGATGAAAGTTACTACTACATATGCTCTTCTGGATATCCATCCTATACTGGAAATACTGCATACACAACATTCTCATTTAATAATGGATTAACTGGTAGTGATCTTAAAGACCAATCCAATCTTAAGTTAATCAGAAAATCTCCAATTAATACAACCGAAGTATATTCTACTGGAACTAGAGATGTTGGTATACTTGTAGATGGCACTTTAGCATACAGTGCGAAAGATATCGAATACGTAGAGTATGGCAATATTGAATCTATTCAAATAACAAACAAAGGAAGAGGATATAAAAATCTCCCATTTGTTCTAATAAACAATAGAGCTGGATTTGCAACCGCTACATTGAGTGGCGAAGTCGTTAATGAAATTAAGATTATTAGGGAAGACGTATATAAGAATAATCCAACAATCACAATTACATCTGGAAGAAAGGGCACAGCAGTTGCAACAGTGACTGATGGCAAAATTACCCAGATTAAAGTCACCAGTCCAGGCGAATATTATTCAACGCCACCAGTTGTCAGAATTATTGATAATGCTGGCAGAGGAAGATTTGCGGAATATGAATCTGTAATTGATACAAAAGGTAGACTTGTTGGATTTAATAAAATTAGTGAGGGAAATTTCTACAGCCAAGAAAATATTCAGGTAGAGATTGTTCCAGTTGGGTCAGATGCAAATGCAACTGCTTCTATTAAAAAATGGCATAGAAACAGATACGGTAGAGTTAATGAAAGTAACTCCCACACATATTATGAAGTAGATGGAGGATTTACAAAAAATATTGATCCAACAAAGGGTTATGGATATGCAGTTTGGGCTTGGCCACCAGATCTAGCAGCTATTTTATATGAATCAACCGATCCAACTAGTCCAGTATTTACAAAATCTAGACATTCTAGAATTTTTGGATATGCATATGACGGCAATCCAATTTATGGTCCACTTGGATACTCGGATCCATTTGATCCATCCAGTTCCATAACATTATTGCAGAGCGGATATAAACAAAAAACTGTTAGAGTTAATGGCCCATCCACTTCTCAATATCCTTTGGGTTCTTTTATTGATGACTATGAATATGAGTATACAAATGAATATGGAAGAACCGTTCTAGATGAAAGAAATGGAAGATTCTGTGTAACACCAGAATATCCAAATGGCACATATGCATACTTCATGCCATTAACTTCATATTCATTACCAAGTGAAACTTCATTGAGTCCAAAGTATCCATATATCCTTGGACCATCATATTATTCACTTCCAGTTGATTCGAACTCCAATTCATTTATTTCTCAAAAAGATCTTCCATCAAACGTCAGGAGATACAGAGAAAAGAATATTACAAAGAATGGAAATGGATTTGAAGCATTTGTTGGTGGAGTAAATACTGGCAATATTTCTGGGTTTGAAATTATTGATTCTATTGATGGATTTTCCGTTGGAGGAAATGTATATCTAGATAATACTGGAACAGATGGATCTGATGCATCTGCCGTAGTATCAGAAGTATTTGGAAAACCAGTTACATCAATTGAATCTAAAGAAACAAAGTCTGTAAAAATACGATTGGTCAATAGCGCATATTTGTTTGCTGGAGATACTTTGACTCAAAGTGGCACAAATGCTAGTGGTACTTTATTAGGAAGTGTTTCTAATGGCACAGAGCTAGTATTGACAAATGTTTCTGGTGATTTTAATAATACTGATATCTATTCGGCATCTATTCAAGTCGTCAATCTTTTATTGAATCAAGATTCTTCATATACTCTTGGCGCTAATCTTCAATTAAAAGACGCAAAAAATAATATTCTAGCAAATGGTGAAGTACTAGAAGGAACTCTTCGTCAAAATTCAGTAAAATTAAAAGTAACATCTGGATCTTTCTTCACTTATGAATGGAAGGCAGGTCAGATTTATCAACCAAATGATTATATTTACTATGGTGATTTGTTCTATAAGGTAACAAATACTGATCCAGGATCAACTGGAACAAATCCTCCTACGCATAGATTTGGAACTATATCGAATGGTTCTCTGAACCTAGAATTTCTTGCAGAATCTCCATTCCTGCAAAGTAGTGCTCTTATTGACACAGTTGCAACAGAGATTATTTCATCTACTTCCTTGAGTTCTGGGCTATTGCCATTTTCTATTGATAAGAACATTGCTGTTCTCAAAACCTCTGTTGATCATGGTATCACTCAAGGTGACATTGTTAATGTAGAGATTGATCCAGATCTTTCAGCAAAATTAACAGAATATTACATAAGAAAAAGAGCATTCCAAACTGTAAAGTTAAATCCACCAAAATTCTCTGGTCAGATAAAATCTTCTGGGGTTGGTAGAATTGATATCCTCAATCCAGGAAGTAACTATGTTGGATTTGCAACTTACGAAGATGTAGAACTAATATTTTTAGATTCAGAGAAAGCCAGACCAAATGTTGGAATTGGTGGTGATTTGGGGAATGCCAGAGCAACTGTAAATGTAAATAACAATGGCGAAATTTCAAGCATTTTAATCACAGATCCTGGATTTGGATATAAAAAGGGTGACTACTTAACTATTCCAGGTGGAAGTCTTGGTAGAACTGGAGAAGGAGTAAATTGCATTCTAGATGTTGATCATGCTGGACTTGCAGCGGAAAACACAACGTTCATCTTGGACAGCGTTGCTGAATTATCGAATCAAGACTTATTGAAGATACGAGATGAAATTGTAAGAATTGAAACAATAAATGTACAAGAAAAACAGGTAACTGTAACAAGAGCAGTAGAATCTACAATTGCTTCTGATCATTATACCAATGAAACTGTTACTCTATACAATCCAAGGTATAGATTTAATTTTGGTGATGATCTCGGAACAAATTTTGGTGATCCTAAAGTATTGAAGTATGATCCAGATACTCATGTATTGGATATGTATTTTGATATACTTTCTCCACAAAGAAATGCTATATCAATATCATCAACATTTAGAGATTATAGTGTTCAACGAAAGAAAGTATCTGTTGCAGAAGTTTTTGATATTGTAGAAAAATTAGAATTTGGAACAGATCCAACTGTTGATAGCAGCTTTAAAACTGAACTTGCAATAGACACCCAAAAATACTATAAGTATAGATTTAATTATACTCATTCATCAATGCTTGGAACCTATGTTGGTCTATCACCAAGCAAGTCCGAAAATTTAGCAACTCCAGAAATAATTCCAGGAATTGGATATTTTGATATAGTTTTTGGATATGGAAATTATACATCTTCCAACACATACACAAAGAGGGAAGATATCAAATATTCAAATTATTATTTCTTTGTTAGAAATAGCGATACCGTTCAAGCAAATGTATCGCTTCGTTTAATTGATGATCCATTGCAGGGGCAAAAAGTAGTTGACTACGTAACAAATGATGCATTTGTTTATTCATTGGAGTCTTCTCCACAATATGATGGATCTGGAGATATAAGATATACAACTTCTGGATTGGGAGCAACTGGAAAGATTTCTTCAATAGCAATCACAAATCTTGGATCTGGATATAAGGCATTGCCTATTGTTTCTGGAATATCCGTCCCAACATCCAATGAGGCTATTTTAGATGTTTCGTATGATCCAGTAAACAAAATAATTGTAGACGTTGCCGTTGTTGATGGTGGACAAAATTATTATTCTCCAAAGGTTGAAGTCGTCAGTGGTGGTGGAAGTGGATACAAATTCCAAGTACTTACTAACAATAGAAAAATTGTTAGAGTCATTGTATTAGAAGGCGGAACTGGATATACAACAAAGCCAACTCTAAAAATTGTTGAATCTGATGTTGAAATCTATCCTCTATCAAATAACATTGCCACTCCAAGGAACATCAGAGTTATTAATCCTGGATCAGCTTTCAACACAGATAGAACTTTACTGGCAAAGTATAGATCAAATTATACGTTGAAACTATCTGGAGTAAAAGGTAAAACTTTTTATTCTGGTGAAGTTGTAAGGCAAATTGATTCAAATGGAAATCAAATATGCCAAGCAATTGTTTCAGAGAATGGATGGAGAAATGGAAGCAACTTATTGAGAGTCAGAGAAGTAGTTGGTGAATTTTTATTAGGAGCTTCGATTCAGAGTTCACTGAAACCAATTAACTCTGGTATTATTGAAGAAATATTTGTAACTGATTTTGGACCTATTCTAAAATCATACTTTGATAATATTGGAGAATATAAGTCCGATGTTGGTAAGATTAGCGTCGGAAGTCAGAAAATTACCGATTCGTATTACTATCAAGACTATTCATATGTTGTAAAATCCAAAAAATCTATTAACGATTATAGAGATTTATTAAAAGGATCTACTCACCCAGCTGGATTCCAACTGTTTGGTGAGATGATGATTGATTCTGAAGCTCCAAATAGGATGCCAGAAAAAACTCCTAGATTACTGACACACAAAATAATTACTCTATATGATGACAATGCTAATCTAGTTACGACTTCTATAGTAAAAGAAAGAGCATCGCAATCAATCTCCAACGTATCTTTCGGAAGTATTCCAGGAGAAAGAGGTCTTGGATCTATTGCTATTGAAGATTTTAATCTTTCAGAAACATATGCAAATGTAGTTGACATTGTTGGAAATTTTGATGGCGTATTCCAAGATAAAACTGGAATACGTTCTGGAACAACAACGTTTGGATTGATTGATTCATTAACAAATCTACCATATGTTCCATTCAATGAGTATGAACTGGTTGTTACTCTAGACGGCATTGTGCAAGAGCCAGGAGTAGCATATACAATTAGTGGATCAAACATTATATTTTCAGAAGCTCCTCTTGGAGCTAGAGATGATCAGAAGACATTTGAGGATGGGTCGAGAATATTCAAGTGGGAAGCAGGAAAGCAGACTAATGCAGGAGACTTTGTATGGCATATTAATGGTATTGTTTACCTAGCATTAACTACTGGAACTCTCGGATCAACTCCACCATCACATACAACTCAAACTGCTCCAAATGGATCTGTTACTCTAGAGTATTCTAATTTAACAAAGATTCCATCAACCAAATTCTATTGCAAATCATTCCGTTTCAAAAACAATGGGACAAATGCCAGATATCTGAAAAAGATAAGAAATATCTTCCAAAGAAATGGTAGATGGTTAGATGCTGCAAATCAAATAGAATCCAATAAACAGTTTATTCAAGAAGAAACTCTCGGATACATCAAGAACAAGTATCCATTGTTAAATTGGAATACATTTGAGCAAAAATGTTCTAGAGATATTGGATATATTGTTGATGGTTATGCGAAGGATTTGAGGTTTGGTGGTAATACATTTACTGTGACTAATGGCAAGTTATACTATGATGGAAATGTCCTAGATCACATTGAAGGGCAGCTTACGGAAACTCTAGAAGCATTTGAATATGCTGCAAGACTATGTAAACTTGCAATGAGAAACTGGGACTATGTTTATGACAATGTAACATACTTCCAAGGTAGTGACATCATGATTGTTGATGACACTAGTAATATTGCTATTGGAATGTATGTTAGTGCTGGAGATAGTTATCCAGAGGGAACTGTAGTTGAGGAAATTATTTCTGATACGCAGATAAGATTAAGCAATTTTGCAAGTGGCGCTGCTGGTTCAGAACTTATTAGTACAGATACATTAATTGTTCAAGATACAACAACTTTAACCACGACTGTTGGTGTCAGTGCGATTTTACGAGTTCTGGAACCTTATTTCTATAGAGTTCTTGCTGGTGGGTCTAACCAAGCTACGTTCTACTGGAGTGGAGTTAACACTGGAACATATTATGATGCAGCAAATCTAATTCTCGCCAACAAAGAAAATATCCAGAAAGAAGCATCATTTGCAATAACAGATGGATATCAACTTTTCCAATATCCAAATCAACCACTTGAAGCGTCTGTATATAAAGATGCCAGAAGATTGATTTACAAGAATAGAGATTTCATTGCAGATTATATTGTAGAACTTATCGATGGACAATATCCAGGATTTGGTTATGGTGGTCCAAATGGAAGAGCAAAATGTAGGAGAGATTTAACTTATATCATCGATGCTCTTGCTATGGATCTAGGTAAAGGATCAAATAACAATATGATAGAAGCAACAAAATATTACTTTGATGCTTCAAATAATCTAATTAATAATGGATTAGTTGGTGAGTTAGATGAGGCAATATTTGCATATACACAACTCATTAC